CGGTTCGTCCGGTGCTGCTCGGAGTACGATGGGTCGGGGCACGCTGCGGCCTCAGTCGCCCGTAATGGGCGTTAACACGGCGGTAGGCTTCCTTGGCGATAGCCAGGCCATGTTCAGCGGATTGCGGCGGTCCTTGTTCCTTGACCACCGCCCACATCGTATCGTTCACAGCGGCGCGTTTTTCCGCGTAAGACGGGTCCGACCGGGCGATCTGGACTTCCCAGGCATTGACGGTGTCGGCAACGGATTTGGCCAAATACTGCTTCTGCTGCTGCGCTTGCTGGGCCACCGATGTTTGCTGGTACTGCTGCATCATCTGATGCTGCCGCGCGGCGTTGGTCTGTGCCATCGCCCGATCCATTCTCTCCTTGGAGAATTGCATCGCAGCTTGCGTCGTCATTTGCCCCTGCTGAACCTGTTGCTCCAGGTCCGGCGGCAACGATATGCCAAGGTACTCTTCGCACAGCCGCATGTACGGCAACACGCCGTCATAGAAGGTGCGAAACTGACCACGGCGCATCGCCGCCATAAGCGTCAGGCCCATCAGGAAATCGTCTTGGCTGATGTCAGCGTCGGCGAGAAACTTCAGGACTTGCCCGGCAGCCCGCGCGTTGGGCTCAAGACTCTTCAAGCGTTCGACTTCGTGAGCCAACCGCTCACGTTGCTTACTTAGCTTGGAAATCTTGCGCTGCGCGGTCTTGGATACTTTGGCCAACTCCTCCGTCGTCACCTCGTCGGGGACATCAGAGTCGTCGTAGGCTTTGTCTTTCGCAGACTGAGCTGGTGAGGCTCGCTCATCGTCAGAAGACTCTTCCTGACCGTTCAGGCGCAGTTCGGGAACTGCTTTCTGGACGGCCTCCAAGAGGCTTTCTTTGGATTCACCTTCGGCTTGTTCGGCAGCGCCTGGGAGAGGCGCGAGATCATCTGGCGCGAGAGGTAGGGTCGCCGGATCGCTTGAAAGCGACGCATCCCGCTCGGGAGTTAGCGTCTTGCTGTCGGCCATTTATAGATCTCCTGCGCGATCAGTATACGGAAATGGTTCCGCTGTCATCCTGGCATCTGGGGCATCTTGACCTGGCCCGCGGTCGGGTGCGGCCGGCCGGGCGGCGCGCCTGACAATTGTCCCGACGCATCCGGCGGCCCGCCGACCGGCGGCACCGCGCCGGGCGAAGGACCGTGACTAGCGCCTTGCGGACCCTGCATCGCGCCGGGTCCGGCACCGGCGCCGGGCATGGTCGGCCCGGCGGGCGCGCCACCGGAGGCCATGCCGTTCATGGCGACGATCGACGGCAGCGCGGATTTGAACGCCTGCGTGAGATCCAAGCGGTCATCAAGCCGACGAAGCACATCCTTAGCCAGAAATTCAGGATCGATGCCAGGAAGCTGGATGAGCAGCGGGTAAAGCCGTTGCGCATTGGCGATGTCCTGTTGCTGGTTCGGCCGGCCCATGCTGCCGGCTTCGATCTCCAACAGGATCTCGTTGGCGATGTCCTGGGCGGTGGCGTTGTCCGGCCACACCGCGCCTTGCCCGACTACGCGCTGCACCTTCTGGCGGTCCATCTCCCGCATCAGGATCTGGCCGCCGTTGCGGGCAAGCTGGGTCAGAAGGTCGTTAAGATCGTCAATATTCGAGCCCATGCTTGTCTGGCGCGAGCCTTCAGCGATCTGGGCCTGGGTTGCGGTGGTGTTGGAGGTGCCGCCAAGATTGGCTTCCTGTATGCCCGTCGTACGTAGAATGTCCTCATAGACCGGGTTGACCTCGTAGAGGTTGGGATCGACGCCTGGCCCGGCGAAGGATTGCAGCAGCTGCTTGATGTCTTGATTGGGCTGGAGCGCGTTGAACTCGATCACCGCGTTGGCCTCGCGGTTGGTCAACTTCTCCATGTCCTCCGAATCCATTTGGCCCGACACCACGGCGGTGAAGGGACGACCGGCGATGCGCTGTTCCTTTAGGCCCTCGCGGCAGCGATTATATTCCAGCTGCATGTCGCGCATCAGCCGCACGTCGCTCGGCGGATATAGCTCTTTCTGATTCTCGACCGAGTTGAAGATCAGCGCGTACCAGGGATAGAACCGCTCGTTGTAGATCTGCGGCGATTCGGGCTCGCGCAGGAAATCGCGGTAGCCGTCGCACACGGTATAAACCAGACCGTCCTTGCGGTTGTAGACTTCCCACACCAGCGTCATGACTTCGTCGGCATCCTTGGCGCTGGTCTTGCCGCCGGCGCGGTAGCCGTCGCCGCCCCATTCCTTCAGCATGTTGGAGACAGGATCGCTCGAGTCGGACGAATACTCGACGCAGTGATTGCGGACGTCCACGCCGTACAGCTCTTCGATCTCCTCGCACGACAGCAGATATTCCTCGGCGACCCAATCGGCGCCGACCCAATTGCGCAGATCGATGCACTTGGTGTCGGGAATGATGCGCGTGGACAGCGGGTAGTCGAAGGTCAGGCCCTCGCGGACAACCGCGCCGGTCAGGTCTTTGAGATCTTGCAGCAGAAGCCTGATCTGTTCGGCCTCGGCGTCGTTCTCGTCGGTGATGTTGTCGGACGCATCCGCGGCCAGCCGCTCCAGCGTCGCCAGCCGCTCGCTCATGTCCGCGATCCCCTTTTCGAGATCGGGGCGCTGCTCCATGACGCGCTCGTAGCCGAGCTTGACGTAGGAGACGCCGTTGGTGACAGCGCGGCGCACCGTCATCTTCAGCATGCTCTTGAACGGGTGCGGCTGGTTATCGACCTCGTAGCCGTAAAGCAGCTCCAAGGTCCGAGCCAGCTTGTCCATCATCTGGTTTTCGGATTTGACGCGGGCCGCGTCCATCATGATGTCGATGCCGGAGCCGACCGCCTGCGCCATCATCGGGGATGGTCCCCCCGGCATGCCGCCGGCGACCGCGCCCGCGGCGGCCTGGCCTAACTGGTCGCCAAGGCCGGGAGGTTGCTGCATCTGGCCGGGGATCGGCCCGGCGCCCATGCCGGGCATGGTAGCGCCACCAAGGGCCGCGCCGGTCTGGCCGGCTATCTCGTTGATCGACGGCGACGGCGCCATCGACGGCGGCGGGGCCGGCATGCCGCCGGCCATCATCAGATTGACGTCGGGGGGCTGGCCGGTCGCGGTCGGCAACATGCCCTGGATCGCGCCCGACGCCATGCTCATCATGCCCCCGGCCGCGCCCGGCGGCAGGCCGGCGCCCATCGGCGCGCCGCCCATGCCGGGGGGCGCGCCCTGCTGCTGCATCTGGCCCATCATCATGGCACCCGACTGCATCAGCTGGGTCAGTGTGGTCTGGCTCTCGTCCCAGGACGTGGCGTTCAGGCGTTCGCGACGCTTGGCGACGGCCTTGGGGTTCTTGGCGTAAAGGAAGGCGGTTTTCTGCGCCACCAGGCGCAGCGTCAGATTGGCGACGTAGCGGCGATCGTTGGATTCCTTGGACCATTGCTTGCCGAAGCAAAACTCCTGGTCCTCACGCATCCGGTCGAACGACGGCTTCCAGAACCGCTTGGCCTTGTTGATCTTGGAAGTCCAGGACGTGACCAACCGCTTGCGGCGCTCTACGGGGTCGGGGTTGTCTCTCGGAATGGCGTCGGGCCGCCCGGTGGCGGAATTGATGTTGGCGCCGCCGGATGCGTCAGGGCCACCGGCCAGGCTGTTGTCGAAGGTGTCTACCATCCTTGCAGGCTCCTGGCCCGGCGATCGCGGCCTTCACGCTTGCGCGTGTTGTCGAACAACTCGCGGAACGTGCCGGTCTTGATGTCGGGTTCGGGAGCCTTGATGCGTACCCGGCCACTCATTTTCGCCATGCCGAGTCCTATCAGAGACATTGCGTCAACGAAATCGTCTTTCGCGCCGTGCGGGAACTTGAGGATCTGGTCCTGGGCGTCCGGCCACCAGCGGGTGAAGGCCGGGAAGTGCACCATCCGCATCGCGGTCCTGGCCTGGATCGCCTGCGCCCTCTGCTGCTTGTCATGGGCCGGCGAAATCGGATCGACGGCGCAGAAGATCTGCTTCTCGACCATGCGCTTGCGCAGGAAGGGGCCGAGCGACTTGATGATAGCGCCGCCCTCGGCCCACCATAGCTGCGGCTTGTACTTCTTCATCAGGACCAGCATGCCCTCGACGGCGGCGTGGCTGTCCAGGCGCTGCCAGACGCAGTCCGGCATGATCCAGACGTGGTCCTGTTCATCGATGCCGACCACCATCAGGCAGGTCTTGTCGGCGACGCGGTCGGTGGACACGGCGTGGTCCGACGCCGCGTAGAACCGCATCTTGTGGAAGGACGGCATCTCGTCCATGCGGTTATAGGGGACCAGATCCTCGGCGCGGAAGAAGGCGCCGGCCTTGGGGCTGGGGCGGCCCTGGTACAGCGCGGCAAAGCCACGCGGGTCGGTGGCGCGGATATCCTCCAGGTACTGCTTGGTGAAACGCTCCGGCCACAGCGGCTCGCCCTCCTGGCGGCCCAGGATGTCGTTCTCCTCGGCCAGCGCCGGCAGGTCGATCTTGCGCCAGGCCTTGGCCTCTTCGGCGTTGTAATAGGGGTTCATCGGATCGATCAAACGACCAACTAGATCGTCCTCGGTCCAGCGGGTCTGAACGATAACAATCGTCCCGGTGGAGTCCATGAGCCGTGTCCGCAGGACTTGATTGTACCATTGCCAGAGCTTTTCCCGCACCAGCATAGAGTCTGCCTCGGTGCGATCCTTGATCGGGTCATCCAGTAGGATGCAGTGACCACCCCGACCAGTGATGGATGACCCTCGGCCAACCGAGAAAACCACACCATCGCGAGTGGTCTGTACGCGATTGACCGCATTGGCTCCGACCTTGATTTCTACGTCGGGAAAGACTTGCCGGTATTGCGGCGTTTCCATGATGTCGCGAACACGGCGGCCAAGATCCCACGAATAGTGCTCGTTGTAGGTGGCGACGATGATGGAGCGTTCGGGATGTCGTCCGATGTACCAGGCGGGAAACATGGCGCTGGCAAGGGTAGTTTTGCCGAAACGTGGTCCGACATTGATCATCAGCCTCCGGTAATCGCCGCGCTCGACCTCTTCGAGCGCGGCGCCAATCACCTTGTGAAAACGCTGGGGATGATAGAGCGAATGCTCGACGTCCTCGTCGTAGTTCGGGTCCGGCATCATCAGCTGGGTAAAGACGATCAAATCGTCGCGGGCCGCCAGGATGGCGCGCTTGCGCTTTAGGAGGACGAGCCGTCGATCAATAATCATTACCCTTGCCGTGCTTGACGGTGTGCATCGGCACGTCCGGCAGCACGCGGACCTTGGCCTTGGGCGACTGCGCCGTCACGACTTCGGGCGCGACCGCCTGCGGGCCGTTGGCGGGGCTGGTGTGATGGCTGTAATTGTCCTGGGTCTTAGACACCGGCGGGGGCTTCATCGGCGGAGCCTTAACCGGGTTGAACGGCGGTGGCTTACTCATCTTGGCCATGGACGTAGTCCTTCTCGGTCAATGGAGTTGCTGTCAAGCAACCCGGTTAAGGCCCTCTTAGCCTACTTCTTGCGGCTGCCGGTTTTCATGCTCTTGGCCTGCTTGGCCATTTGGCTAGCCGCCTGCTTCTTGACCGGCTTGCCCTTGGCGGGCGGGCCTTTTCCTGTTTTAGGCATTTTTAGTCCTCTGGTTGATCTACCCTCTGCGGCATTGGGTCCGACAGATAGGTCAACGGCATATCGGGATCGCCGTCGTAATTGTCATCGGCAATACCCTGGAAAAGCAAACTCTCGCTCTTCCGCCGCCGGGTCAAGCCATTGAGGACTTTTCCGTTGGCCTTATTCCACTTCACAAATTCCTTGGCCGCGGCTTCGAAATCGCCGGCGTTCACCTTCTTGAGCAAGGTGGATTTCTTGAGATTATTCTCGCCAACATTGTAAGCGAACGACACCAGAGCGTCGAACTGGAAACCACCAAGGGGGACCGTGACCAGGCGACGAACTGCCATCTCAAAGCCTGCCATATCCTCCAGAAAAGCCTCATCGCAATTCTCTATGGTCCAGACACTGGTGTGGTCGAACGCGCGGCCGTGATGATTGGTGTGGCCGAAGCCTATGGTGAGGACACCGGCGGGGCACTTATAGGCTTTGTAATTGCCTCTGTGGCCTTGCTTGCAGCCCTCGAAATGCTTGATCAAATTGGCGCCGGCGGACGACAGACGATGCTCGTCGTTCATGACTTCTTCTCCGCGCAATCCCTGATCTGCTGCACCAGGCTGTTGATCAACTCCATCTGGGTCTTGTTGCGTTCCTGCGCATTGGACGCGACTTCGCCGAGCACGAAAGCGGCGAAGGCCAGGAAACCGATGTTGACGAGGAGAAGCGCGATCGCCAGCGGGCTGGACGACATCGCCGCCACGGTCGCAGTTACGGCTTCCGCGCTTTCCTTGATAACCATGCTCATCGCCTCCGCATCGTGTCGATCACCTTGTCGGCGATGTCATGCGGGACGTTCATGATCATCCGCCGGTGCTTGTGGCGGGTCGATGGTCAGCCATCAGAACCTCGCGTCTATTTTGCATCGCGCATTAATGTCGGTGGTGTGCAGCTTCGAAGCATCCCCTATGGTAAGTGGACCGACACTCGTACAATTAAGCGTAAAAGAGAGTGGCGTAGAACTGACGGCTGTGTACGAGGATAAACTCCTTGGTGTGGTGTCATTCCCTGCCACGCCAAACAAACCGACTAATGTAACGGTTGGAGCACTTCTCATCGCGAACGGAAGAAACCCAGTGGCCTGCATACTTACCGATGAATAAGCCTGACCTAAAGCCACAACGTCAGCGCCGCCAACACCGCCAATTTGCTGGTAGTACCTCATGCACGTCATCAGCTCCTGATCATACGGCCGCATGATGAACGGCGAACGCGCAGCGGATGGTGCTTCGACGCCGGGGAGGACGACGACGCCGGTAAGACGGAAAACGTCTGATGTCGCGGCAATCCCGTTTATCTGACCGGGCACTGCCGTGTAGTTGCCGACAACCCAAGCATTGGCGGATGGCGCAATGAGCGCAGGCTCAGCCGCCATAGAGAACGTGATGATCATCGCGCCGGTACTGTCAGCCTGCCATGTGCCGTCCGTGCATCCCGGAATGGTGACGGTCTTGTATTCCGCAGCATCAGATACGTTCTGCGTGTAGGCTACGCCGTAGCTACGGTTTGCAAGAGAGTTCCTGATGGTGAGGCTGTAGGTGCCGACGCGATTATGCTTTGACCAGAACGACACCGTGATCGGTTGCGCGTTCGGTGTGCCCCAAGCCATCCGGGAAAAACGATAGCCTTCGACGTACTGCGCGACCGAAACATAATCTCCCGCAGCAATTGTCGGCTTCGGCACCGACGCCACGACAGTAAGTATGTTTGAAAATCCTGGAATGATGCCGAGAGTATAGAGCTGTGAATTGAGCACCACCGGGCCGGCTTTGTAGATGGACCAACCATCGCATACATAGCCCTGATTTTGACCAGCAGGAAAATTTCTTATGTTCGTCCCTATTTCCTGACTAACCTCCATCGACCCGTTGACCTGCATGCCGCTATACGCCATCGCGTCGAACGGCGCGGCGTAGAACTTCGGATGGACGTGATCCTCGCGCGCGTACTTGGTCGCGGTGCCGACCAAACCCGCGGTCTGGTCCATCAGCGGCACCGCGGTTGCGGGCGCAGCGGTGGTGATCTGGGCGCCGACGGTGGTCCATTTGGTGCCGTCGAAGGTGTATTGCGGCTGACCGACGACGGCCGGCGTCGGGTACTTGTCGCCAGCTTGTGGCGATGCCGGAAAGTCGAGCGCGGCCATCGGCGTCTACCTCTTGCGTCGGGGCAGCGGTGCGCTGCCTTTCTTCTCGGCGTGCTGCGCAGCTGCCGGGGCTTCGGGCGCGACCTGGTCGAGGAATTGATCCATCGTCAGCGCCGGCTGGCCTTCCATCGCGCGGATGCGGTTCTCATGGTCGAGCAGGATCTCTTCTTCCGGCGTCGGCACATCCTCCGGCGGCACGGGCGCGACGTAGGGGTCCGGGGTGTTGCCGGCTTCCTTCCACTGCACATAGCCGGGGCGCATCGCATCGCCGTTGTAGTCGCGGTTCGCCATGTCGGGCGGGATGCAGGCGCCATCCGTGTTGCGGATGACGTTGCAGGGTTCTTCGCTTGCGGTGAGTTTGTAATCAGCCATTAGAGCCTCGCATCGAGAGAATACGTGCGTCCGGTGCAGTAACAGTCACCCGCAGCAGCAGAAACTAAGGAAACTCGGAGTTCGCCGGGTCGTGTTGAATACTGTACCAGTAGTGCTGAAGAAAGATTAGCATTTGTACCGGCAGCCACTTGAGTAATCGTGGGTATCGTACGCATCTCAACGGCGGTATAGGCGTAAGAAAGAATGCCAGCCGGTCCGGTGGACGTAAAACGAGCATCAGGCATAACCAACTGCCAATACCGCTTACACGTTATCAGCTCCTGATCGAACGGCCGCATGATCAACGCCGAGCGCGCGGCAGACGGCGCTTCGGTGCCGGGAAGAACAACAACGCCGGTGATGTAAAAGGTCGCGACCGCGCTCACGCCGTTGAACGTGCCGTTAACCCCGACGCAGTTGCCCGGACCCCAAGCGTTGGCCGGGGCCGTGTACTTCGTGCCGGAAGCCAGACAGATGTCGAGCCCCAACCCGATTGTGTTATCCGCAGTCCAAGTCCCGGTGGTGCATCCAGGGATCGTCACCGTCACATAGGTAGAGACGTTAGCCCCGACCGTGAACGAGAACGGGTAGGCGATCGAGGTAGCTCCGTTGCGGATCGCCCCCGAATATGTCCCCGCCAACGTCGAAACAAACACGAAGCCCACAGTTATGGGCGAGGCCGAAGCCCATCCGAAATTCAGCCGCGCTACGCGATACCCTTCTATGAAGGTAGAGACGATTAACAGGTCGTCTACGGCGAGAGCCGCCTGCGCGGCAGTCACGTTGACAACCAGTGCTTTCGGATGCCCAAAGAAAGGATCGACGCTGGTATAGCCGTGGCTGTCTATTGGGGCTGCGTTGAACGAAAACGAACCTTTGTACTCAATCCGCCAATTATCGACGACGTACTTGGCGTTATATGTCGTCGGAGCCGCAGCCGTGATGCCAAGGGTGCCTAGTTCCTGCGACACGGCCATGCCGCCGTTGAGCTGCATGCCGCTGTAGGCGAGCGCGTCCAGCGGCGCGGCGTAGACGTTGGTCCGTGCTTGGATCTGCTGCGGCGCTGTCAACGTCTGCGCGACATCGTAGCGCACGGCCGAGCTGCCGATCAGATTGACGTAGTTGGAAGAGTCCGGCTGCGGGGCGGCGATCACCCAGGCGGTCGAATTGCCGTCGTTGTAGCGGATATAGAGCTGGCCATCCAAGGTGCAGTACCACAGCGTAGAATCGATCGGCGTCGGTGTCGGCGCGACGTCGGAAACGAGCACGCTGGCCTTGAGCGCAACCAGGGCATCGACATAGGCCTTGTTGGTCGCCTGTACGCCGGTGGTTGGCGCCGCGGCCGGCAGCGACAGCGGGCCGGTCATCACATCCCCCGCCTTGGCAACATATTGCGGATCGATGCTGCCGACCATCATCTGCCAATCGGCGGCGACGAACGCGCCAGGGCCGGTGGCCTTATTGGAGCGGTACAGCGCCGTGCCGTTGACGACAAACTCGTTGGTGACGTATTGCGCGGCGGTGTCGAAATAGCGGATCGCGAGCAGCGGCTTCGGCGTGCCGGTAGTGCCGGCGGCGGCGTCGCCGACCGCGATCTGGCGGTTTGCGGTGTTGACCGCAATTTCACCAGGCTCCAACGGATTGGTGAAGGGTGTCGCAGGCACAGCCGTGCGACGATGACGGTACTTCGACATTCAGGCCCTCACCAAATACGGGGCTATCAAATCCGTCGTTTGATACGATCCGCGACGGTACGATCGACTATATACTTTGCAGGGTCCGGCACAATGCGCTTGCCTGCCGAAATCGGCTCGCCGATCGGCGCGGTCGCGGGGTCGGGGCCGGTACGTGTCCCCGGCGGTGGCGCCGGCGGCGGGAAATTCTGGTCGTAGGCAGTCTTGGTCTCGACATAGGTGTTGAGGCCGGCGGCCAAGCCAGCTTTTTCGCGCAGCACGTTCCACGGCTCGGCAGTGTCGTTGATGGTGGGCATGGGGCTGTTCACCACAGCCACATGATCACCAGCAGGACGAACATGATCGCGGTCAGGGCCAGGAGTGCCGTGACGCCTCTGTTCATTTGTCTCATCGGTCATTTACGCGGATCGGCCTTCTTCTCTTCGGCCGAACGATGGTCCGGCGCGTGCTGGCCTTCGACGTCCTTGCGGTAGTCAGGATGATCGGGATCTAGCGGCTCGCCAGTTGCAGAAACGTTCGGCTCGCCGGCGAAATCGCCGCCGGGGCGGCTCGGAGGGTTCGGCAACGGGCCGGCTTCCGGCGTCGCCATCGGGTCGTCGGTCGGCTCCGGCGGTTCGATGTAGACGTTCTGGGGGCCGGGATTGGCCATGGTGCTCCGGCCGGGGTCGAGCGAACCCGGCTTCGGGGTCTCGCCGTAGGGCGAGTTCTTCTCGTTTTCCTTGGCTTGCTTCTCGCCTTCGCGGCGCGCGGCCTCGTTGTCCGCGGTGCTGCGGTTCTGCGGCTGGTTCTGGTCCTGGCTCTGATGCGCCTTGCCATGCTGCTGTTGCTGCTTGGCGCGCTCGGCCTCGTTGCGCTTCTTGTCCTCTTCGCGGCGATCGTCGTCTTTGGTCATGGGCGATTTCCTCTTGGTTTGTACGGGGGCAGACGGCTTTTTCTTCGGCGCTTTGCGCGCCTTGTTCGCTGCCGGGCGCTTGGCAGCTTTGGCCTTGGTCGGCGCCTTGTTTTTTGCCCGGCTAGGCATGGGATTTCTTTCTCTTAGCGCCGCCCTCGCGGGCGGCGTCCGTAAACGTCAGAGTAGACGCGGCGGACACCGACGGGCCGGTCCTGACCGTTACGGCAACGTCTCCCGCGGCAAAAAGTGACGGATCAATCGTCGTGGTCAGGTTGGATTCGTCAACGAAGGCGGTGGCGGCGTCGGTGCCGTCCAGCGCAATGATGCTTCCATCCTCGAAATCGGCGCCGGTCACCGTCAGCGTAAACGCAGGATCGGTGATCGCCGCGGTGTCGGGATCGATGCCGCTCACGACCGGCGGCTCGACATTGCTGCCGGGATCGCCGACCACGGGGTAATCGCCAGCCTTGACGATGATGTTGGCGGGGCCGCGGATGACGAGCGTTTCACCGGCGGGGACTTCGTAGTGCTGCGCCATGGTTGGCTCCCTAAAACGTACCTGCGTCGATGATGTCGGGCATGCTGTTGACTTGCGCCCATGTCATGGGGCCGCCCGGCGGTGATGCCATACGGGCATACTGATAGCCGTCATTGGGCGCGTCGGGGAAATTGCCGCCGGTCAACCCGATCGGGCCTTGCGGGCCGGCCGGGCCGATGTCGCCCTTCGCGCCCTGAATGCCTTGCGCGCCTTGAATCCCCTGCGGGCCGGGGCCACCGGCGGGGCCGATATCGCCTTTGGGGCCGACCGGGCCTTCCGGCCCCTGGACGCCTTGCGGGCCAGGCGGACCGACCGCGGCCGAGAATACAGTCGGGATCACCTTGCCGTTGCCGCTGACGCCGGTGGCGACCACGGCCTCGGTCGGGTCCGCGTCGTCGGTGGTCGGCAGCCAATGCGCGACACGGGCGTTCTGGGTCATGGCAATATGAGATCCGATGCGTGCCAAGTGCCCCAGAAGCGGCTATCCGCCGGCGGCGCGCTGGCCATGGTGAGAACCGCGCCCGTGGCGGTGAAATCCACCGCGGGCTCTTGCACAATGCCATCAATCGAGATCGCGACTTCGGCGACCTGGCTGGCTGCGATCGGCAGCAGGCCCATGGTCGGATTGTTGTACTTCATGTCGAAGATCTTGTTGGTGCCGTCGGGCGCCGGGGTCAGGACCAGCTTGAACACGCTGATCGCGCCGGGCGCGAGCTGGCTGGACTCGACCAGGATATCCCACTGGATGATGGAGTTGACGGTGGCGCCGACCGCCAAGGTCAGCGTCGAGGTGTCTTTGTCCACGGTGTAGTCGAGCCCGCCGACCAGGCGGATGCCGTTAAGATGCACGTCGCTGTCGTTCTTGGTGACGAGCGGGATGTTGTTGTTGCTGTCGGGGCCGGAGAACACGGTCTGGCCGGCGGTGGCGACGTAAACGAAATTGGCCTGGTACGCCGGGGTCGCCTTGATCGGCGTGGTCCATTGCGAGCCGTCCCAGATGTAGAGCGAGCCGGTTTCGGTGTTGTAATAGAAAGAGCCTGGTGCCAAGGGGTCCGGCGTGACCAGGCCGGTGCCGGGGTTGGCCTGGCCAGGCATCGGCGGTTCGGGCCAGGCGCCGAGATAGTAGAAATTCCAATGGCCGACGAGTTGCTGGGCGTAAAGCGCCCACCATTTGGCGCTCCACAAGCCGGCAAGGCCGCCCTCGACCGGCTGGTAATAGAGGCCGTGACCGAAAGGCGTGGTCTGGGCGTAGGCCGGCGCGTCGTTGGGATTGACGACGGGCCCGGCGAGGTATTCCGACCATGCCGCGGCCTGCTGCTGGTTCGCGATCGCATTCTGGGCATGGGCCTGGGCGTAGTTCGCCCAATTCTCGGCGTCGGTGGCCTGGGTCTCGGTCGCGTCGGTCAAATTGACGACGCGCGAGGTATTGCGCTCGACCAGCTCGTTGGCGGCGTTGACCGCGGAGAGGAATCCGGCCGCCGATACCGCCGCGGCTTCGGCGTCCAGCGCGCGCAGATGGACAGCGCGCTCGGAGTTGACGATCTGGTGGGCGGCGTTGACGGCTTGCGCGGCCGTGGTGACGACGCGGCGTTCGATGTCATCGACCTCGCCGCGGGTGTGGCGCAGCTCGGTGGCGAGCTGGTCCTGGCCGACGATATGGTTCTTAAGCTTGCCGTCGTCGCGGCGGATCTCGGCCAGGGCTTGTTGCGTGGAGTGGATGGCTTCGATCAGATTGTGGATCTGGCTGTCGAGACGATCCGCAGGAAAATAACGCGGATTGGCCTTCGCCAGGTCCGAGAACGACACCTGGCGGCTCGGTTTGATAATGGCTGCCAAATGAGAACTCCGCTATCGTCGGGCTGGGAGCACCTGGAAGTGTGCCATCGCCGACCCGAAAAGGAAAGCCATGCTTAGTGACCGCGCTTTCATGGCGCTCTCCGACCTCGACAACGGCGCGCGGCTCAACTCCGTCCACTCCGTCGCCCGCGAGCTGATCGCCGCCGGGCTCGCCATAGACGAGTGGGGCTATCTGCGGCTGACCGAACAGGGCCGCAAAGCCACGCGGGCCAAGGTGACGCGCCAGCACATCATCGCCGACGACAACATGGCCGATCTCAGCTACCGGATCGACCCGATGGCCAACCCGACCACTGCCGCCGCGCAGATGGCGACGCCGCCGGCTGCGTTCGAGCCCTTGCCGCCCCCGCCGCCGGAGCCAGAGCCGATTATCGCTGCTGCCGCGCCCGCACCGTCGGTTCCAATGGAGCCGACTTCGGATGCGCGCGTGCGAGCGATGCGCTGCGCCGGGATTGCTACCGGCAAAACCGGCATCGAAGTGCAGACGGCGTGGGTGTTGGCGTTTCTGGCGGCGTGGTTGGAACAGGACGCGGCGTGACTTCTTGCTTTACAGCACAAGCGAGTAGTGACACAGATATTTTGTGAATGCAGCGCACGAGGCCATCGATTCGTGGCCTCGCGCGGTGCATTCCGCACCCATCCCTGATCAGGAGATCTTTATGCGAAAACTATTATTGGCAACCACAGCTCTAATTGTACTCGCGGCGGCCCCGGTCAAGGCCGACGTGTTCCTCAACACCACCGGCATTCCCGGCACCGGCAACAACGTTGTTTTCACCGGCATTGATCCGACCAACTCCCGCTTGATCCTTGGTCATCTCAATGGCCAGAACAACGAAGTGGTGCGGTTCTTCGACGTGTCCGCGACCACCGGCTTCACCGGCGCCGCCAACGGCCAGGATATCAAGATCGTCAACACTCGCGATCTGGATATCACCGTGTTCGACGCCACCAACACGGTCCAGCTCGGCACCACGCGCGACATCTTTTCTCTGAAGGGCACCGGCGAGGTGTTCTTCAGGGTGTCGGCCGTGGACGCCAACGGCAATACCGAGACGTTCAACTTCACCAACCTCGCCGGCGGCATCGCGGGCCTTGGCGGCGGCGGCTACGATCTCGGCAACGGCAACCAGCAGAACGGCTTCGATTTCTCTGTCGCGAACGGCGAAGTCATCACCGACATTGATCTATTCCTTGGTGCTACAGGGATGATCAACGACTTTGAGCATTTCCGTATCGACGCCTCTCCGATTCCGCAGGTTGCTGCGGTGCCGGAAGCCTCGACCTGGGCGATGCTGATCCTGGGCTTCGCCGGCATGGGCCTGATGGGCATGCGCAAGAAGCTCGGCGGCCTTAAGGTCGCATGATCGGGGCGGGCCTCGAAAAGGCCCCCGTGAATGTCCCCGACACCTGGCGAGGAGGGCGCAAATGCCTCCTCGCCTTTTTAACAAACAGGATTCATCCGACAATGCCCCACCCCGCCGTCCCCTATCTTGCCGGCCTTTGCTTCCTCGCCGCCGCGGCCATTGTCATTCTCACCTTTGCGAACATCCAATGAGAGATCTGCCGCAGACGATGGCGATGCAGCAGCTTCAGGGCTCGTCCGATTGTGCCCCGATCACGCGCGACGAACTGGTTGAGATGTTCGGAGAGGACATGCCGATTGAGGCGGTTAATCTGTTGCGGAGCACACCCGGTTGTATGACGATTGGTGAAGTCCGTGTTGAGTTACGCAAGATGGCGATGCAGCAGCTACAGGGCAGCGGAGCAGAACAAGTGAACGTGCTTACTGAAATCATAGCTGCTGCGAACAAGGACAGAGACATCGCCGCCGCCCGTATCAAGACGCTGGAGGCGGCGCTGCGGGAGATCAAAGAACTCGCCAACAGCGATGACGGCATCTCGCCGAGGGAGGCATTCGACATTGCTGAAGCCGCCCTCGCCGAGGGGCAGGACAAACAAGCCGACGACGAACTCGACGCCATGATCGAAGAGATGAAACGCGGGCACGAGACATGAGCATCCGACGCATGATTCCGATGGGAGCGTGCTTACGCAAATGCGTCGTGTGCGGCTACCCGATCAGCGCGCGCGACGATGTGCTGACGGCGCATGAGATAAAATGCCTGGAGATCGAAAACGTAGCGCGCGAGAAAAACGAAAAATAAAAATTCAACGTGCTACAAGTTTGAAATACGAAAAATTTGCCGCGAAGGGTTGCGTTTGCGATCGCACTCGGCATCGGCCCCCGCCAGGGGGCGGCATGAGATGAGCCGGCGTTCAATCATCCCGATCGATCGCCCGCCAAGCCAGCACGCGCGATTCACCCCTTAAATTATAGTGTTTTTCTGCTGTATGCCTTTCTCTCTGTTGCGATGACAGAGAGATAGCATGATGCCTGGGAGAACACAAGAGGCTTGTGAATTATTTTTTGGATTCGATCGACGCAATCTCAGCGTTCAATTCATCTAGCGTCATTTCGGCCGAACGTTTTCCCGAAATGCCGTGCGAATCATGCTCGGAAAAATACTCTAACAGCGTTCGACCTGCTGATGCTTTTGCAGCTGCTGGTGCTGATTTATCGGTTAGAATCGCCAACATCGCTTGCCGCACAGTGTCCCTTAGAGAGGCTTGAGAACCCTCAACCTGTCGATCCTGGTCCTGCCCACTCTGCTTTGATGCGTCCTTTGTACTCTGCGCTACGCTTGTGTTCTGCCCTTTGCTTTGCCGCATGCTTTTCCTTCAATCCCTTAAGCCGTGCCTGGAGCATCTGCCCGCCGTGCCATTTACAGATAGGCACGCCGCGCATTGCAAGCTGCCCGCATGGTTTGCCGCTATGTCGGGCGATCGCCACACATACCCGACGGTTGACTAAACCTTTCTGGATCTTGTGCTTTTCCATCGCTGCGCGCCACGCCGCATTGCCGGACTGAGGCCGCGCCAATGTTTTTTGTTTCGCCACTACACAAAGCCCTTGTGTTTATTTCAAACCGTTGCTAGTTCTATCGGCGCGGGGCAATTCCGCCGCGCAACCCATGCCAACATACCAAGGAAATATCATTATGGCTCACAATCTCGACATGACGAACGATCGCGCCAACATCGCCTTCCTGGGCTCCCGCAATGACATTTGGCACAAGATGGGCCAGGAAATGCTTCCTGGTCAATCGATCGCCACCTGGGCGCAGGCCGCAGGCCTGGGCTGGTCCGCCATCAAAGTCCCTGCCCTGGTCGCGCTCAACGGCGCTGCATTCGACCATATCGACCCGTCAAAGCGGATGCTGCCCGCTCCCGATCGTTCCTTCGTTGTCCGCTCTGACAATGCTGGGTTACTGGGTTTCGTCTCTGGCGAAACCGAACGTTCTGGTTATCAGATCGTGCAGCCGTCGGACGTGCTCGCATGGTTCGATCGTTACATTGCGGTAGACGATCGCTTCCAACTCGACGTTTGCGGCTCCCTGGATGGTGGCAAGCGCATTTGGGCAACCGCCCGCTACAATGGCGATATCGACGTTGCGGGCGAAAAGCACTCCGCCCGCGTGCTGATGTCTACGACGTTCGACGGCTCTGGATCGACCATCAATCAATGTTCGATGACGCGCGTTGTTTGCCAAAACACCTTGCGCATTGCGCACGCCGACGCGCGATCGCAGATCAAGACTCGCCACTCGACGCGATTTGACCATGCCAAGGTTGGTAAAGAGCTGGCGCAACTCGCCCAGGGTTTCGCGCAATACAAGGCGATCGGCGACGCCATGGCGCAAACCGAAATGTCGAAAGAACAGGTTTCCAATTTCTTTAAGGAATGTTTGGAAATCCCGTTCGAAGCGAAACGCGATGATATTTCATCGCGCAAGCTGAACCAGTTCAACGACCTGTCGGCCGCCTACCGCAAATCGGTTGCGGAGGGTGCTGCGACCGGCTCTGCCTGGGCGGCCCTGCAAGCGATCACGCGCTACGCTGATCACGATCGATCGGTGCAGAAGGGCGATCAGGCCGAAACGGTAGCGCGTTTCGCCTCTGCTCAATTCGGCACGGGCGATCAGCTCAAAGGCAAGGCGATGGGCTTGCTAATGCCCATGGTCAAAGATCGCGTGCCGGTCCTGGCAGCATAGTCTCACGCCATAACGTTTAAGCCCGGCTCCGAAAGGATACCGGGCTTAAGCCATTGGGAATAACCCCACCGCGAAAGGACACATGCCAATGCTGACCGAATCAACCGCACTGAGAAAAGACCAACGTAACGCCAAAAACCTGGAAACGCTGCAACATCGCCACTACGCGGTTATAGCAGGCATCATCCACCGCATGCCCGCCGATCAACGCGCCCAAACCGCAACACACTTTGCCCGCGAATTAACTGCAACTAACCCTAAATTCAGCCGATCGCGTTTCATGACAGCTTGCACAGCGGAGCAAAACTAATGCTCGCGTTGAACATCTGCACGCGCCGAGTCGGCGGTATCAGGTTTCTCAAGATCGGCCGACTCTGCTTTTCGTTCTGCCTCACCCGTCGTTACAAGCCACTGTGACTTTGTATCGTACGCTACAAACCCAATAGGAACACCGCCCATGCCTGTGACAGTCAAGACCAACAATCAATGGCGCGATCTGGTCTACCGCCAGGACGTGCCCGCCAAGATCCTGGCGGAGCAATTCGATTATCTGGGCGAGGACGACTCGCCCGATGGTTTCTTTCGTTACCGTGGCTATTGGTATCACGTTAGCGATTTCATGGCGTTCACCGGCAACATTGAGCCAACCCTAAAAGGTTGGCACGGCTATTCCGGTGACAGTTATTTCAGCGGAGTCCTGATCCGACTCTCTCCCGACGGTGAACAGATCAAAACAGGAATGTATTTTTCATGACGCAGATCAAACAGAAACCGATTTGCGCAGAATGCAATTCGGCCGACATAGAAGCACACGCGCTATTGTCCTGGTCCGATGCGCTGCAAGATTGGCAGATCGCCGAAATATCGCACGAATGCAATTGCGCGGACTGTGGCGATACCCACGCCCGAATGAAATGGATAAGCGAATCATGACACAAGCCCATGCCAAGCCCGAACCATTGCTCTGGCTGTCAGACGCTCGCGGCGTCTACATCCCGCATGATTTCGCGCGATCGTTTGTCGATCGCGACAAACACGTTAGCGGTGTCAGTCGCGATGATTGGTCAATCCTGGACCTTGGACCGAACCAGGAAAGCAACGACGTCTATTGGGAAACCTGGGACGACGTCCTTAACGACGCGATCGTGACCGACGAGCACGGCACGAAATACCGCCTGCACCAGGATGGTGATCTCTGGCTGATTCCCGACGGCATGCAATGGAACGAGGACAGCGACTGCTACCAATGGCCAGAAGCGGAGGACGAATCATGCTCGGAGCTGTGATCGCGTTCTGCGCCCTGGTCTACCTTGTGGCCCTGGTCCTGGCCTATGTGGTCGCTCCCTGGTTAGCCAAACTCTAAACCGATACCCGCTAGAAACCGCCCAGGCCGCCCGCCTGGGCGGTTTTGCGTTGGCCCTGGGGATCGGCCACCCCAGGACGATCGGCCGCCCAGGCAGGCCGCGCTAGGCCGCCCAGGACGATCGGCCGCCCAGGACGATCGGCCGCCCAGGACGATCGGCCGCCCAGGACGATCGGCCACCCAGGCCTTACACAAATCTCTTGTGCTGGTCCCTGCGCCGTGCTACCTCTCTGTTCGCCCGCCCAGGACGATCGGCCGCCCAGGCCGCCCAGGCCGCCCAGGCCGCCCAGGCCGCCCAGGCCGCCAGCCCAGGACGATCGGCCGCCCAGGACGATCGGCCGCCCAGGACGATCGGCCGCCCAGGACGATCGGCCCAGGCCGATCGGCCTGGGCCGATCGCGCGCGCGCGCGCGCGCGCGCGCAGCCGCGGGCCACGCGGGGGCAGGGGCCGGGAGGAAAAAATTCATATGCCTCCGAGCCTTTTTCACTGTCCGGGAAATCTGAAATTCCAAAGAACCAAAACCAATCCGCCACCGGCGGCCCCGGAAATTTCGAGCCAGGTTTTTACGATCGCGTTTCCTTGGGGCCTGGCTGCTCGACCAGACGGTATTGCGGCAGATCCTTGCCATACATGGCCCGCCACCTGGGCAACACCTTCTGCGGCAGGCAGTGCGGCACGCGGTGGCCGAAGTCAGGCCCGCTCTCGCCCCCGCTGCCATGGCTGTGCCGCTGCCCGCAATACGGACAACTGTCGATCACCAGGTCGATATCCCCGCGCCGCCGCACATAGACCGTCACATCACTCATTCTGCTGTCCTCGCTATTTGGTTGCACCCGACATTGCCGCACCGCTCACGCCGCTGAGACCCTAAGACCCTGAGACCCGTATCCCCAAAAACTCTCTCCATACCCCCATATCCATCTTCCTCCTCCTCCTACCCCCACCCCTCCACTACCTCCTTGCGCACACGGGACTTATAATAAATATGGGTCTCAGGTCTCATATGTATTATTAGTATATGAAATCATTCATCTTTTTCGGTGAGACCCACTCCTCCGATGAGACCGGCCAACGGGTCTCTCAGCCCGTCCACCGGCCCCCACTTCGCGGCCTCGCGCCGACGCGCGGCATCAGGCATCTCCCGCGCGGCCTTCGCGTTCATCCTGAAGCAGAACAATTTACGCTGCGTGCCCTCCGATCGGAGTCTCACCGCCGCTCCGGTCTCACCCTTCACCACCACGCAATAGCGATGCCAGGCACCTTTCAGTTCGCCCCGCCAATACGTGTCTTGCACGTTGAAGTTGCTGGCAACCGCGGCCTCGAAATGCTTCTTCGTGAACACCAGCCCCCGCTTCTCGTCGGCCGCCAGATCCGCCAGCACCTCGTCCACCGACGACAGCGCCATCTCGGCCATGTCGCCCTTGCCCGCGGTTTCCAGCGGATCGTACATGTTGAACCCGGTCAGATCCCGGTCGCGCAGCCATGCGGCCAAGGCGCCGATATTGCCCGGCACTTCGAGCCAGGACACGATCGCCTGCACCTCCTCCCGCGTCATCTTGCGGCCGTTGCGCAGCACGCTGAAGCGGCGGTCGCCGGCCGGGATCGCCAGCGCATCGGCGTGGTTGGTCGCCACCATGAACGAGGCATAGGACATCCCGTCGAACGCCGCCCGGTACTTGCCCTTGAAATGAAACTGCTTGGCGGCCGGGTCCACCAGGTTTTTCAGCACTTCGTACGTCGCCGACCGCTCGCCCCGGCGGTGCGCCGTCGCCGAGGTCCGCGATTCGTCCACCGTCACCAGCACCGAGCCGTGCAGCCAATCGTTGAACACAGCCTGGCCGCTGGACCCGTCCATCATGCTGAAATCCTGCGCCCGCACATATTCCGGCCCGAACAGCTCCCGCACGATCCGAAACAGCAGCCCGCGCCCGGTGCCGAACACGCCCTCCCGCACCCCGTCCTCGTTGTCGGCTACCAGCACGATCGCCGTCCCCGGCACCTCCGGGTGCAAGTACTTGTGCGCCAGCCAGGAATAGAACCACTCCCGCTCCACGACATCAGGCAGGAACCGTTCCATGAAGGCGAACATCGGCTTCACCGTGCCGCCCCCGACATGAACGGGCCGGCGATAGGTGTTCTTGAACAGCGCCCCGTTTTCCTGATAGAGCGGAAATGCTCTATCCGGCCGCATCCGCACCCCGGCCAGATGCCGGCGCTCCGGCGCCCGCTCCCACACCGCCGTCGCCGCGACCGCCGCCCCCGACCGCCCCGTGATTTCGTACCAGGCCTTGAACCGGCGTTCGAACGCCACCGGCTTGAGCCGGCAATCCAGCCCGGCCGCGTACAGCTCGACCACCGAATCCTCGCCGGCGTAATAGCCGTACGTCCTAAGCAACCAGTTCACCTTGTCCACCATGGTGGCCGCCGCTGCCGGCTCCGGCGGCGCGGAATCGTCGGCGCCGTCGCGCCCGACGTCCGGCCCCTTGCCCTCCTTGATCTTGACCAGGAGATCGGCCACCGCCTTCAGCGTATTGGTCGGCTTCAAATCCATCGGCAGATGGAATGCCGACGTCGCGAAATCCTGCACCATCACGCATTTGTACTTGTCCGACCAGAACGCCGCGCAGCGGTTCGACGTCGAGACTTCGTCATGGATGAACGTCGCCTGGCAGTACACCTTGCCGTTGACGTCGGCGTTGACCGCCTTCTCCAGTTCGGCATAGCTGAGCCAGCCATGGCCCTTGGCGTCGAACCGGGTCTTGTCGCGGTCGATGTCGTAGACCGCGTGCGCCTCGCCTTCGTGGCCGCCCGACTTGTCCGGCAGCGCCTCCCAGCCGGCGGCGGCCGCCGCCTCGTCAAACGCATGGACCACCGCCCAGATCTGCGCGCTGCTGACCGCGGGCAGCTGCGCCAGCGGGATATCGGCCAGCGTGCCGCCCTCGGCCCATTCGTAGCGCACTTCAGGCTTGATCGTATGCGGCCCGAAACAGCCGAATTGCCGCGACACCGTGCCCTTGGACGTCGGCTTGCCGCCGAACACTTCGACATGGTGGTACGAATCAGGACTTCCGCCCGCGCGTATGAATTTGCGCGAGCCGCGGCGGGTAAACAGCTCCTCCCCCGGCGCCATCCGGCAGAACCACGCCGCCTTGTGTGCCCCGGAGCCGTAGCGCACCGGCGCGTGGTCGAACACGTCAGGAGCATGATCGCGCACGGCGTCCGCGAACGCGGCGGCGAGATAGGCGTCGTCAATGTCGGCGTCGAACACCACCACCCCGTCGCGGATCTGGATGTTGGTGGTCTTGCGATCGGGAAACCGCCGCGGCCAGGTCTCGGCGGCGGCCTCCAGCGAGCCGTATTTCTCCAGCTCCTGGGCCAGGAACGCCCCGTTCCAGCCCTTCAGCCGGCAGGTCTTGTCCAGGCCAGGGAGCGGGTAATAGCCGCCGGCCAGCAGTTGCTTTCGTAGACGTTTCAGGTCATCTTCCATGACTAATCCTTTGTTTCATTGGCATGGGCAAAGGCATGAGAAGGGCCGTCGGGGACACACACCCGACGGCCTTTTTTCATGTGCCGAGCAGGTCGCTAATATCCGCGGAGTTGCGCACCACGGCAATCGCTGCATCTAGCGCGTCGAACGCCTTCAGATACCAGATCTGGTGTGGCGACAGCCGGCCGCCCTTTGGCCGCTTCAATTCCACGAAGTAGACCCGGCCTTTCGGCAGCACCACGATTCGGTCGAAGAACCCACGCCGGCCCACCGCCTGCACCTTGATGCACACGCCTCCCATCGCCTGAACCCGCGCGATCAGCTCGGCCTCGACCAGGCTTTCTTTGACGCGAGACTTGACGGCCACAACCATCTTGTGATCCTGTGCGGGCATTAAACTCCGCAACAGGAATACCACAGATGGACCAGCAATTACCGCGCCCTGAGTACAGCATCACCCGACAAGTCCCCAGCCGCACGCCGATCACGTCGCAGAACTGCTTGCGCGTCTACAGCTACGCGCCTGGCCTCGCCGCGCTCCAGATCCGCGGCACCAACTCCTGGCACAGCATCACGCTGACCGCGACCAATCTGCAAAAGCTGCGCGACATGATCGACCTCGCCGTGCAAGACATGGCACCGGCGTATGACGACGAATCAGAGGCATCCTGACATGGCGCTGCATTCCACCCTGGTCGGCGGCTCCACCGCCGCGCGGCTTCTCAACTGCCCCGGCAGCCACAAGGCGATCGCGGCCATGCCACCGCAGCCCGAAACGCAGTCGGCCGCGGCATCCGAAGGCACCCACTGCCATCATGTCATGGACATGCTGCTGCGCTCGCGCATGTCTGACAACAGCATCGACTTGAAAGCCGAAGCCGAGATCTGGATCGGCGATGTGTTCTACGACCGCGAGCTGACCAGGGAGACGCTGGATACGCTGATCCACCCGGCGATTGACGCGCTGTATGCGTTGGAGCTGATGTACGGCGATGACTTCCACGTCGCCGGCGTCGAGCAGAGCTGTCAGTTTCCCGGCGTGGACGGCGCCTTCGGCACCGTCGATCTGGTGCTGCGCAGCGCCAGCCACGTCATCGTGCTCGACTACAAGTTCGGCGGCGTCGCGGTGCCGGTGGTGTTCAATGGCGAGGACGGCGAGGAGCGGCTGAACCCGCAGCTGCTCTATTACGCCTGCGCGGCGCGCCACACCAACGCGCGCTGGTTCGCCCGCAAGCGTGACATCGTTCTCGCCATCGTCCAGCCCCGCGCCGAGCCGCCATTGCGCCACGCCCGCGTTTGGCCCGAAGAACTGAACATGTTCGAGGAGGACATCGCCAACGTCGTGACGATCGCGCTCTCAGCCCGCCCGCCGATCAAGCGCGGCGGTTGGTGCACCTGGTGCCCGGCCAAGCCGGCCTGCCCCGAATGGCTCAAGCCCATGATCGAGTTCGCCGCCATGAAGAAACTAGGCAAGACGTTGGAAGTCGCACCGCCTTCACCCGGCACCGTCAGCCCGATGCCGACGCCGTACGGCGAGCACCTGGCCAAGGCCAAAGAGCTGAGCGAACTGGTGAAGGCGTTCTCCGAGGAAGTCGATCGCCAGCTGGAGATCTATCTGCGCGCCGGCGGCATCGTGCCCGGCTGGACGCTGGAGCCGAAGAAGAAGCAGCGCAAATGGGTTGACCCTGCGGTTGTTGTGCCGGAGCTGATCAAGCTCGGCTTCAAGGATGACGAGATCTGGAAGCACTCATTGCAGACTTTCCAGGTCACCGACGCCGCCGCCAAGAAACGTGGCAAGACCATTCCGCAGCATCTGCGCGTGGCGCCTGAAACCAATGAGATGGCGATCGTGCGCGCGGAGGATCACAAACCTCTTGTTGACAGCTCGCCGCTTCTGGACCAGCTTAAGGCTTCGGTCGCGTTGATCGATTCCACGGCAACAGGCAACAAGGCAAAAGGCTAACCAAGATGGCAAACGATATCGTCAACAAGACCTCTCCGCTTCCCCCGGCACTGGTGCAGAAGATCGCGGACGGCCTCGCCCGCTCCTACGGCGGCACCGGCCATGCGATGCGTTCGGGCCTTCCCATCCTCAAGATGAGCAAGAACGACGGCTCCTGGTCGTTCGGCCAGAACAACGCCGAGGTGCAGGAAGGCTCGCCCTGGCTGGTGGACACCGGCTCTTTCCAGCACGGCCTTGTGGTCTGGTCCGAAAGCAAGATCGTCCACGAAGAGATGGTCGAGGGCTGGATGGATGCGCCGGCTATCCCGACCACGCCGCATCCGACCGGCCAGCCCTACAAGCGCCAGACCGCGGTCAAGCTGCGCTGCCTCGACGGCGAGGACGCCGACACCGAGGTGATCTACAAGATCTCGTCCGACGGCGGCACCGAGCGCCTGGCGGAATTGGGTCGTATTGCCGGCGCGCGGATCGGCCAGTACGCCGATAGCTCGCCCTATCTCTATCCGGTGATCCGGCTCGGCAGCGACTTTTACAAGAACAAGACCCACGGCTCCAACACCTACAAGCCGATCTTCGAGCTGATCGGCTGGGCCGACGCCGAGGGCAATATGGAAGAGGCTCCGAACAAGGTGGTCGGGATGCAGAAGCCCGTCGCGGAAGAACCCGCAAAGCCCGCCAAACCTGCCAAGCCCCCGCTCGACACCGAGGCCCCGATCACCGGCCAGCGCCGCCGCCCCGGGCGCTGACAGAATAAGTTATCTTGTCTGACAAAATAAGCCGGGGCCTCACGGCCCCGGGTGGCTTTTAAAGCACCGCGAACCGAAAGACATGCCAAATGGAACACACCGTGGAGACGGGGCGCACCTTCGCGCCCGACGAGATCGGCTGGATTGATTTCGAGCTGAGATCGCAAGAGGACATCAAGTCCGGCACCTACCGCTACATGAACGCGGCCGACGCCGTCATCTGCACCTACGCGCTCGGCGACGGTCCGGTCCAGGCGGTCGCCGTGCCGCATTTCGACGGCAGCCCGTTGCAATGGCGCGAAATGCCGACCGACTTCCGCGCTTTTCATGCCGGCGTTGAGCAAGGCTACGGCAAATGGGCGGCCTGGAACGCCGGCTTCGACAAGGCGGCGTGGAATTACGGCACCATCGATTTCCCTATCATGGAGGCCGAGCACATTATCGACGTCATGGCCCAGGCCGCGATCTCCGGCCTGCCGCCGTCGCTCAAGATGGCCGCGCGCTACACCGGCGCCACCGCCAAGGTCGATACCGGCAAAGACTTGATCAAGCTGTTCTGCCTGCCGGCTTCCGTCGCCACGCCGCAGAGCCACCCGGCCGAATGGGCCGAGTTCATTGAATACGCGCGAGGCGACATCGTCACCATGCGCGAGATCTTCTGGCGGACCCGGCAATTGCCGATGTCGGAATGGGCCGAGTATTGGGCCATGGAGAAGGTCAACGAACGCGGCATCGGCATCGATGTGGACATGGTCAAGCACGCCGGCTGGCTCGCCCATGAGGACAAGCGCCGCTCGGCCAAGGAGCTGGTCAGCCTCACCGGCGGTGAGGTGTCCACCGTCGATGAAGTCGCCAATCTCACCAGATGGTTGCTCAAGAAGCTGCCGGCCGAAGGCCGCGAGATCCTGCTCAAGCGCGAGGAGGAGGTGGACGACGACGGCGTCGTCACCAAGCCGGCCAAGTACCATCTGACCCGGAAGCAGGTCGAGCGCCTGATCGCCTTCAACAACGACCCGACCATCGATCGCGTGTTGCAGATCCGGCTCTATGGCGGCTCCAAGACCCCGGCCAAGTTTCTCAAGATCGACAGCCAGCACGTCGATGGCGTGCTCTACGGCCAGTACGTCTTTGCCGGCGCGGCGCAGACCGGACGCGCCTCAAGCAAAGGCGTCCAAATCCACAATCTGGCGCGCGACACCCTCAAGTACGAGCATGACGCCATCGAAGCGATCCTGGCCAAGTGCCCGTACGAGGAGCTGGCTGTGCTCGGTGACGACAGCCCGGTGGCGCGCAAGCTGTCGTTGCTGATTCGACCAGCCTTCGTTCCTGATTCGGGCAATATGTTCGTCTGGTCGGATTGGTCCAACATCGAAGCCCGCATCACGCCCTGGCTCGCGGACTACCTCCAGGCCGCTGCCGACAAGCTGGACATCTTCCGCGCCGTCGATCGCGACCCGTCGATCCCCGATATCTACACCCGCACGGCGGCGGGCATTTCAGGACTTGATCTGCATCAAGTCACCGGAACAATTCGGCAACGCGGCAAGGTGGTCGAGCTGGCGCTGGGCTTTCTCGGCGGCGTCGGTGCGCTGCATTCAATGGCGGCCGGCTACGGCATGCATTTCAGCGACGACGAGGCCCGTCGCGTGGTCGATCAGTGGCGCGCCGCCAATCCGTGGGCGGCGCGGTTCGGCCAGGATCTCTGGGACGCCATGCTGCAAGCCCGCGAGGCGCCGCAGGAGCTGTTTCCGGTCGGGCGCGTCGGTTTCGTCTACTACCCCAATCTGCTCGGCGGTTCGATGCTGATGTGGCTGCCGTCGGGCCGGCTGTTGACCTATCGCGCCTGGCGCTGGGAACAGGTCGCGGTCAAGGACGACGACGACAAGCCGACCGGCGAGTACAGGACCGAGCTGACCTACGGCCGCGGCCACGGCCGCATGAAGCTGTGGAAGGGCATCCTGGTGGAGAACGCGACGCAGGCGGTCGCCGCCGACATCCTGCGCGGCACGCTGGTGCGGATGGAGGACGACGGCTTCCACACCCGGCTGCACACTCACGACGAGATCCTGGGCGAGATCCCGGAGGACCAGGCCAACGCCTACGCCGAGGCCATGCGCTGGCAGATGCGGCGCGGCTTCGATTGGAGCGAGGGCCTGCCGCTGATGAGCGAGGAAACCATCGCGCCGTATTATACCAAGCAGAAGGTCGGCAAAGTACCAGAGGGAGATCGTCATGCGTCCTAACGACATACCGATTGTGTCCGATACCAAGTACTACGCCGACCACCGCGAGAGTTGGGGGCCTGGCCGCCGTACGGTGATGCTCGCGTTTCGCAACGGCAACCAGCTGAGCGACAACGACATCGCTGTCGCCTACCGCATGAAGGGAAAGACTGTCAGCGCGCGGCGCACCGAGTTGTGGCGCCTGGACTACGTCAAGCCGGTCGGCATGAAAAAGATCAAGCGCCAGCTCGGCCAGATCTGGGCGGCGACGCCGCGCGGCACGGCACAGATCAAACGGCTGTTGGCAGAGGACAAATGAGTTACGACCTGGCTTTCGTCGGCAATGAACTGACCGGCGGCATCACCGTGCACACCGCGACCTGTCCCGTGGCCCGCAAGGCCGCGGACGACGGCCAGCCCGTCATGACGGCGTTCGGCTGCGAACGATTGCCCGGCGACGGCTACACACTTCACGACTGCGTGGAGAAAGCCTATGGGCGGTAGCTTCGGCGGCGACACATTCAACGAACAGGAGGACGGCGCCAGGCTGCGCCGTCAACTGAAAGCGGTGTGGGCCGTCATGTATGACGGGCAGTGGCACACGTTGCATGAGCTGTCGCAGCTGGTGGGCGCGCCGGAGGCGTCGGTGTCGGCTCGGCTGCGGGACTTCCGCAAGCCGAGATTCGGCGGCTATTTCGTAGAGCGCGAACGTATCCCGCACGGCAACGGGCTGCACAAATATCGTATTCCCTTTTGCAACAGAGGCGGTGGATTCAAGATGCGAGAGAAATCAGAGCTGCGCCCGTATCAGGACCGCATCGCCACCGCGCTGTACCAGAACGACGAGAAGCTGTGCGTGGTGCGGCCAGGCGGCGGCAAGACGATATCCGCGCTCACCGCGATCGAAGAGCTGCTGCGCGACAAGGTGATCCGCCACGCTTTGGTGATCGCGCCGAAGCGCGTCGCCAGAAATGTATGGCCGGACGAACTCTGGCTGTGGGAGCACACCCGCGGACTGCGCTGGCAAGTGCTGTACGGCTCGCCGGATCAGCGCGCCCATATGCTGAGCCTGGCGCGCGGCTACGATCTCACCATCGTCGGGCTGGACGTCATCGATTGGTTGCTCAAGGAGCTGGCGCAGCGGCCGGCCGATCATCCCCTGTTCGACCTCCTGGTGATCGATGAGATCTCCAAGCTGCGCAACCACAAAGGCGTGCGCTCCAATCTGTTGGCCAAGAACGCGCACCGCTGGCGAATGGTGTGGGGTCTCTCCGGCACGCTGCGGCCGTCGTCGGCCGAGGATCTGTTCATGCCGGCGCGGATCGTCACGCGCGACAAGCTGTGGGGCAAGAGCTTCTACAAATGGCAGAAGCTGCACTTCTACCCGCAGGACTTCCGCGGCTACACCTGGGCGCCGCTGCCCGGCCATGAGGACACTATCAACGCCGAGATCGCGCCGCACATCGTCACGCTGCACGACGACGAGCTGCCGCAGCTGCCGGAATTGCAGATCATCTTCGATCGCTTCGACCTGCCGCCGGACGCGCGTCGGGCCTATGACGAGATGCACCGCAAGCTGACAGTCACGACGTCGGGCGACCCGGTGCTGGCGGCCTCGGCTGCGGTGGCGACCGGCAAGTTGGCGCAGATGGCCAACGGCTTCGTTTACCCCAACGACCAGGCCAGTTCGCCGATTCGCGTTCACGACGAGAAGCGGCAATGGGTGCAGGACATCGTGGATGACGCCGATGCCCCGGTGTTGTTCGTATACGAATACCGCGAGGATCTGGCGATGCTCCAGGAGATCCTTGGACCTGATCTGCCCTATCTCGGCAGCGGCCCGACCGACAAGCAGGCCGAAGGCTACATCGCCGCCTGGAATAAGGGCGAGCTGCCGTTCATGGCGCTGCACCCTGCTTCCGGCGGCCATGGGCTGAACCTCCAACACGGGGGCAGCGATATGGCGTGGATCAGCCCGACATGGTCGCCGGAATTATGGGAGCAAACCATCGCGCGACTGCATCGTTCCGGCCAGACCGAGCCGGTCATAGTGCGGGTCTGCACCGCCAATAATACCGTCGATGACATGAAGCGGCTGCGGGTACACCAGAAGATGACGGCGCAGCAGGCCTTTGAGGACTATCTGCGCCGTGTCGGTGCGGCAACGGCCTAGTGCTCGGTGGCCTCGGTGGTGCCGGTGAAGCTCATGTCGAGCTGGCCGTTGGGAAGGCGACGCTGCCGGCCGCGAATCAGGGCGTCGGCAATGTCGGCGTTGAGATTGTAGAGCTGGTCGCGCGTGACCTTGAATCGGGCGAAATTGTCGCCGATCTGAATGTTTAAGGTCGGTTCGGAAGCCGTTGGGAGCGTTAGGTAAACTAGTCGGAGAGTAGGCACTTCCTCCATTGGCTGTCCTCGTACAGTTCCAGGGTCAAGATGAAATATCTTGAGGCCGGAAGCGTACTCTCGCCACTCACCTGGGGGTATTGTCTTGTCGGTCATGGTTCATCATCCCGTCGCGATGCAGCCATCTCATCTCGGGCAGGCCCTGGTAGCCGATGTCCCACACCAGCCAGCAATAATCGCTCTTGCCGCCGCCCACCTTCCCGCCGTCGAGGATGTATTGCCCTGGCGGCATGCTCGGCCGCGGCGTCAGGAGCCATACCCTGCGCAGCGGCGTTTGTTCCAGCCAGCGCGCGGCGTTGAGCCTGGCCGTGGGCATGATCATGACGACTTTGTGTTCGGCGCGCTTTAAAGCATGTTTAGCGAATTGCTTTATTTGATCGAACGGAGGGTTGCTCACAATATTGTTGTGTTTGCTTTCGGATGCGAAAAAATTTTGTGGCGTGGAATCCCATCCGCGGTGCACCAGATCAGAACCGTAGGCCTGGTGGCCTGCCTTCAGCGCGCTGATGACGATGCGGCCGAAGCCGCAGGCCGGATCGTAGATGGCACCTTCGAAAGCCTCCTCGGCGAACAGCCGCTCCGACACCCAGAACGGTTCGACGTAGTGCTCGTCAACGCGGGAGTAGGCCTTGGCGCCGTTGGTGTGGGTCCAGGGCTGGCTCACCGCCGGCACCGCCAGGAGCGGCCGTGGCGGGTGACGACCCGGCGCATGCCGTGGGCGGCGCAGACCTCGCGCTGGACGCGCGCCTTCTCCGCCGGCTTTGAACGCTCCGGGTTGACTTGCGCCACCGGCGCCGGCGTGGGTTTGGTTAATGGGATGACGCGCGGCTCCGGCGTCTCGTTGCTGAGATCGATGCCGCCGCCCCAGGCCGACGCCTCGCCGTGGTTGATCTGGTAGGCGCGCTTCAGCGCCCAGATCTTGGTGGCATCGTCGGGCTCGGTCGCCCATGCCGTCCCGGTCATAATCAGGATAGCGATCGCGAGCACCGGCTTCATGCGTGGCCTTCGGGCTCGCCCATCGCGCTGGCGTTCATGAATGCGTCGATCTCGCCGACCAACCGTGTCATGACGCGGGTCAGCGTGTCGTTGCTGCGCGAGCGTACCGCCCGATCCATGGTGACATAGGATTGCGCAGCGCCGAGAAAGAAAGCCACTCGCATGGCTTCCTTCTGCGCGTCGTTGGCGCCGGCTTCGTGCAGATCGTGGATCAGATCGGCGCAGGCTTGTTCGAGCGTGCGGACGCCGTCGATCTTCAGCGCGAATGTGTTCTTGTGGGTCACGAGATTTTTTCGATGCCGTTGATCAGTTCAAGGCAGACCTCCTGGCCGCGCTTGGCTTCCGCCGTGATCTTGTGGCCGAGTTCGTGCATCACTTCGATGTCGTGCTTGGTGCGGCCGACGCATTCCATGATCTGCTTCTCAAGGGCATTGGCGTTGTCGCGGATGAGGCTGAGCTGTTCGATCCATTGGTCGGCGATCTTGCTGACGCCGTCGAGCATCAGGGTCTTGACCTGGTCGCTGAACGGCGCGATCGCGGGTTCGATCAGTTCGATATATTCCGGTGATTGATCCATGGCATGTGTCCTTTTGGGTTGCGAGAGAAGGCGGCCGCGGGCGGCAATGGCAGATTGAGGATTGATTGCCACCCGCGACCTAACCCGCGGGGCCGATATGCGATTGGGACCGCTCAGCCCGCGCGGGCTTTTCGGGCCGGCGCTTTTTGCGCCTTGTATCTGCCACGGCGCATCTTCCAGAGATGGTCCGGCGCGGTCAGCCCGCGCTCTTCCAACTCTTCCTGGATCATGACGTAGGTATCGGGCGGGAAGTGCCCGAAGGTCCGCCAGTTGGTGATGCTGTTGTACCTGACGCCGAGCAGATCAGCCGCCTCGCGGTTGTTGCCCAAAGCGTTAAGCACGTCGTCAGTTGTGAGGAGCGTTTTCATCTGAGATTCTTGACACAAGTTGCTTGGTATTAGCAAGCTATGTCCACAAATCTTTTTTGAAAGGGGCGCCCCATGCACATCTTCGCTGCTGTCGTCACCGTCGGCCTGGTCGTGCTGATCTATGTCTGCATCCAGGATTACACTCGCGGGTGAAGTGCTGAGCCGCCGTTCAGGCCTTGTGTTTCACGTGAAAAAAATTTTTGCTGCCGGCTCAGCCGCTGCCGAACATGCTGCCCATCGTGTTGCCCATGCCGACCTCGCCGCCGAAGCTGTCGCCATAGATGCCGCCGAAGCCGGTGCCACCGCTGGTGCCGCCGAGGCCACCGAAGCCGCCGCCCCAGCCCATGAACTGCGGGGCGATCGGTGAAAGGCTACTGGCCGCAAAGCCGCCGGCCGGTTGCTGCGCGGCGGCGGCGTCGAGCAGCGGCGTCGAGAACACGCCTGTCTGCGGCTGCACGCCGAGCATGGCGATGCCGCCGCCCTGGCTGCCGGGCATGTAGGCCGATTGCATCGGGCCGGCGCCTGGCGCGGTCGGACCAGTGGCGAGGTTTTGCAAACCTGACGGCGCGAGGGAGAGTCCAGCCCCCGCGCCGCCCGGCTGACTCGACGGCAACACGGGCAGCGCGTCGGGTGGCGGCGGGGCCGCGGTCGGCCCCATGTCGATCTGGAGAGCGGCCTCGAACGCCTTGGCCATCTCCGGCGTGATCTGCGGCGCGGTCTCGCCCTGCGGCGCGCCTGTTGGCGTTGCGGCGTTCGGCTCTGACGTTGCCTGCGTTGGCTCCGGCGTCGGCTCGGGTGGCTTGCCTCGCTCCGGTGCGGCGTCGCTGCGCACGCCGTTGTCGGCCTGGGCGTATTGCGGCCCTGGCGCGCCGCGCTCGGTCGCGGCCAGGCCCTGCGCCTTGTCCAGAAGGCCGCTACTGGTGCCGGCGTCGCTGCGCTTGCCGGGCTGGTCCGGCGGCGTGCTCAACGCCTTCATGGCGTCGTCGCGGGTGAAGCCCTTCTGCTTGAACAGCGGCTCCATCTTGGTCATGGCGATGCCGCCGACCACCGGCGTGTTGTAGATCTGCCGTGGCGTCTGGCCCTGGTAGTTTTCGGGCACGAGCTTGAGTTCTTCCGGCGACAGGATCTGCCGGAGCGGCTGATCGACCATGGCGCGGGCCTTGTCGTACCCGGACAGAGGCTTGGCGACCTGGGCCGGGGTGAGCGGCGGTGTTGCCGCGCGCGGCGGTGGCGGCGGTGGAGCCGCGGCGCGCACGGGAGCCGGAGGGGGTGGCGTCGCCGTCGCGGCTAGGGGTGCGGGGGGCGGCGACGCCGCGGCGGCGCTTGGTATCGCGGGCGCAGCCGCAGCCGGCGGAGCTGCTACAGCAGGAGCAGACGCCGGTTTTTTGATCGCGTTCAGGCGTTCGGTCTCGGGACCGGACAGCGTAGGTCCGGTGGTCGAGGCTTCGTAATCGGCATCGAACATGCCGCCGACGGTGGAGTATGGCACCGCGGGCGCGCCGCCCTTGTCGAATGCGGAGGGCGGTGGCGGTGCCGCAGCGACGTCTACCGTGCCGGCGGTGCCAGGCGCTACCGCGTCGCGCAAAGTGGCTACCGGCGATCCCTTGTCGGCCGGGTTGGCTAGCGGTCCCGCGCCGGGGCCAGGCGCTTCGTTGGGTTTACCCAGCGCGGCCGATGTTTCGGCGTACCATTTCTTATTGGCCGCAACCGTGCCCGGCCCGTCGTTACCGGGATCGGTGTCCTTGCGGAAGAAGCGTTGGCCGTCCGGCGAGGCGTAGGTTTCGGTGGAGGTTTTAGCAGAGTTGTCCGCGACGCCGGCGGAGGCGTAGTCGGTCGCCAGCTTGCTGACATTGCTGCCGTTGAAGGCCTTGTCCTGGAGGCTGTAGATACGCTCCCGCAGCTGCGGGTCGTTGCGGATCTTGCTGACGGCGTTGTCGAATTTCTCTCTGTTACGAACCATGTAGTCGGCGTGATAGTTCGGGTCCATCGCCTCAGAGAACGGCCGGTTGGTGGCCTTGACCCGGTTCATCATGGCTTCCGCCGTGCCTTGCTGGCCCTCCGGCGTCGAGCTTTCGGAGATCATGATCGCGGCCATGGTCTCGCGCAGCTTCGGGTTGGCGTCGGCCTGGGCCTTGAAGTCGGCGCGCTGCGCCGCCAGCGCCTGTTCGCCGCCCGGCTGCGCCGGGCCGGTGGCCACCGGCGTGGCCTTGATCTGGTCGGCCGGCGTGGTCGCGGACGGCGCCGGCCAGTTGGTCTTGGCGTCCTGCTGCGGCAGGCCCTTGTCCCAGGCCGGTAGCTCTGGCCCGGCGGCCTTCGCGCCAGGCGGCAGTTTGGCTCCGATGGTTTCGCGGCTGTACTCGGTGATCCGCCCGCGCCGGCCGCCGATATCGAAGTGCATCAGATCCGGGTTGTCCGGCTTGTTTGCCGACGTGCCGAACTGGCCGCCCCACTGGAATTGCCCGGTCAGGTCAGGGTGGTGCTTTTCCTGGTAGCCGTAGGCGTTGCGCGCCAGCTCGGTATAAAGCCCCGTGGTGTCCTTGCCTTGGTTGGGTATTTCCTTGCCGTCGGGGTCCACGATGACCCAATCGACTGCTTTCGATTTGGTGTGCTGGCCCTGGCCTGCGTCGCGCACGCCGGACGTCGGGCGGATCTTGTAGCCTGGCGGCAGGCCTTCCGCGGCCGCGCCGACGATCTCCGCGATGCGCGGGTCTACGTTCTTGATGTCGGCGCCGGGGATGATGCGATCGCCCGTCGCCGCACCCTTCTCGACGGCGGTCACGCCGGGGCCGCCGCGCTGCTGCTCCATGTAGGCCTGCGCCGCCGGCGTGCCCGGCATGGCCTTGCTGGCGTCGATGCCAGGCTTGAGGCCAGGCACCAGGCTCTGCGCCCATTGCGTTGCCGCCTCGCCCTTGGCGTAAGGCCCCGGCGTGTTGTCGCGCCGTTGCACCGCGCGGTTATAGGCAGCGGTGGCCGAGCGGTCGCGGACGTCGGCGCCCTTCTTGTTGCCGCCGAGATTGCGCAGATTGTCGAGCAAGCCACTGAGCCCGCCGGCACCGCCTCCGCCGTCACCGGCGTCGTAGGCACCACCGCCACCGGAGGCGCGTGACACGCCGCCTGGCGCGACCTTGAGTTCGGGGCCGGGTGTCTGTCCCACGCCCTTCGGCGCCATATTGGCCTTGAGCTGCTGCACCAGATTGTCCAGCCCGGCGCTGGTCTCGACCGGCCGTGACGTTGTCGGCGCGGCCTGCGGTGTGTCCGGCAGTGCGCGCAAGCCCAGCAAGCGGTTGCGGCGTTGCTCGCGTTCGTGGGCCTGATCGACTAAGTATTTCGACATATCACTGTGCCTGGGCTTGCGGGGGTCCGTACGGTGTCGAGGCTTCCAGGGCCTTCAGGGTGGAGCGGATGTCGTTGATGTCGATGCCGGTGTAGGGCACCGGCCGGCCGGCCATGGCCGCGCCTGCTGAGGGGCTGTTGAGCATGGCGGTGCGCATCCTGTCGATCGGGCCGAGCCTATTGAGTGCTTCGCTCACCCCGAGTGCGGTGGCGCCTATTCCTGCCGCCGCACCTGGATCGTGTCCAAGCAGGAGCGAGAGGGCGCCGGCGGCCAGGGGCGTGGCCGCGCGCCGGGTGTTGTTTACCACGTCCATGATCGATCGCGTGCCGCCGCCCGATACGGTGGGGCGGTGGAAAGCGCGGCTTAAGGTGGCGACGTCTTGCAGGGTTTGTGCGCCTTGCGGCCCGACCGATTGTGACAGCGCCTGCGGATCGACGTCCTTGCGCAGCGTGTCGGCGTAGTTGATCGGGCCGAGCGCGGACTCCTCGCGCTTGAGCAGCGTCTTGTCGAGCAGATCGTTGATGCGGCTGGCGAAGATGTCGTTGATCCGGGGCTCGCCGGCGGTGACGCCCAGCCCGGCGTTGACCGAGCCGCGCAGATTCTGCATGCCTTGTGGATCTGTGAGCGACGGCAGGCGATTGAACACGGTCGAGAGATCGGTGACGCCTTTGGGGTTTTCGATCGGCGGCAGCGGCGCGGGTGCGGGGCGCTCCGGCGGGGCCAGCGGTCCCAGCGTGTCGCGATGCCCGCCGGGATCGTTCAGCATGCGCGACAGCATCTGCGTCACGTCGTACTGATGCGGCGGCACGCCGTTCGCTATCGCCGTGTCCCGATAGGCTTGCCGCGCGTCCTGGGTGATCGGCGTCGAAGCATTCCTGGTCATCGGCGGCGCGCCGTCGTTGGACCGGAGCAGATTGTTACGCCAGTTCACGAACGGCGCTTGCCGCACTTCCGGCGATGGCGGGCCTTGCACGGCCGGATTGGTCGGGTCCGGCGGCTGGTACATGGCGCGCAGATTGTCCAACTTTGCTTGGATGGAAGGGTGCTCGCCAGTTTCCAGCGGGCTCACTGTCGGGTCGATCAGGCGCGACATCGTCCGGTCTACGGCAGCCACATTGATCGGCGTGTTTGGCCCGATCTGATCCTGCATCTGTTGCTGGCGCGAGCTGTTGCGCTCTTCCAGCCCCGCCAATGCCTCGCCGGTCGTCGCCTGCGTGGCGCGGGCGATATCGGTGGGCTCGCGCATGGTGGCGCCTGCGGCTTCCGGCACGCCGCGCGCAGCGTTGGTGAATTGGTTGCGGGCCTGTTCGCGTGCCGCGACGATGGTGGGGCCAGATCCCGGTTGACGCTCCAGCACTTGCTCCAGGCGTTGCACAGCCTGGTTGCCGAGCATGGCGCCGGTCGGCGTGGTGCCGGTGCGCACGGCGGCGTCGTAGATCGCGCCTGCGTTGTCCTTGCCGCTATTGCGGTACAGCGCGGCGGTCGAGGCGCGGCCGGCGTCCGGCACCAAGGTGCGGGCATGGCCGCCGGTGACGCCGCCGACGATCGACAGCAGTTCGGGATCGACGCCGATGGCGTTGCCGAGCGCGGCCCCGCCTTCGGCACCGCCGATGGCGCCGGCGGTAGACGCCAGGGTTTTGACCGGCGATTTGATGAACGCGGTCGGGCTCATGCTCAGCATGCCTTCGCCGACGCGCTGCCACCAGGGGGCGTCGGCGGGCATGTCCAGGCCGCCCGCTGCCTTGACGATCATCGGGCTGATATAGGGCAGTTTGGTCTCGGGAAAGACGCCGTATTTCGAACCGAGATTGGCGAGCGCAATACCGAAATCGGGGATATTGGCGAGCCGGCCCGCGACGGCGCGGCGGGCGATATTGCCGAACGAGTTCGGA